GTTTCCCAGTCACGATCGGTGAGGGGGAAACTAGTATCACTTAATAGAGAAGATTGGAACTCAGATAGTAGAGAGCTTATGGTGACGAATATTAAAAGTAAGGAACGACAAATGGTTCTGGTTAATAAAGAAGCATCTAAGTGGATAGACCTATATATAGGTGAGAGGAAAGATGAATATGAATCGTTGTTTGCTTCTGAGTACAGTGGGAGACTACATAGAGCTTCTATGATAGGAATACTCAATAAAGTAAAGAAAGAGTTAGGTATGAAAAAAGAACTTACATTCACTATTATAAGGAAGACTATTATCTCTGAGTGGGCTGATAAAGCAGGAAACCCAAAATACACCCAAAATTGGGCTAGACATAGAAAACTAGAAACTACCCTAAACTACTATGTTCATATTGAAAAAAACAAGGCGAAAATGATGTATAAAGAGCTTGTGGATAGGTAGTCTTGACCACCTTTTAAAAACATGCTAATATATACATATGAACAAGAGGATTACAGTAAAGATTGATAGAGAAACGTACTATAAAGCCTATAAATACGTAGTAAAACAGAAAGCTAAGGGAAAAAAGGCATCGGTATCTCAGTTCATAAGAGAGGCAATCTCTGAGAAGCTAAAAAGGATTTGATTCACTTCTCAAAACATGCTATACTACTAATGTAACTTAACAATCTTTGTAGAATACACCATATAGAGATTCTCTTCGTAGTAGGAATCATAACCCTAAGGTCGTGGGTTCAAGTCCCGCTCCCGCTACAATTAGCCATTTTTGGCAGAAGAGACGAATCTTTATATAAGATTCGTTTTTTCGTTGTCTTCTACAGAGTTATACACAAATATGGAAGCTGTAAAAGACACACAATTAACTAAAGTAAGAATCCCAGTTTTTATCTGGTGTACGTCTTTCCCCCAGAGCGCATTGCTCGTCACGGGGGTTGGCTTCCAACACACCTTTTAAGAGCTGGGATTTTTGTTTTAGTTTTTATGTTCAAACTCAAATACAAAATAAAAAACAAAATCAGGGTTAAACGTTTCGATGACTACTCACTCATGCAGGAATGGATCAAGTGGTGCGAGTGGAAGGGTTATGAATGTTGGTAGTTAGTTAATAGGGAAGGTAGGGAAATGTTCCAGTTCGCTACTTCCTCACTTCCTCTATTAGTTAACTAATTATTGGTGAGGCCCCTACTATGGCTCATGTGCAAGTCAAGGGAATCGGTCTTCCTCATCAATAACTAGTTAATTAGTTATATAAAACTTTCCCTGCAAAAAAGTCGAATACTATAGCTAATTAACGTACTGACGGGGTCCTCACGAAGGGTATTTTCATGAGGTAAATGGGAACTGACGAGCATACTGTTTACCCGTTAGTACGTTAGTTAGTTAAGGGTTCATTCCGTCGTAAGAGGGCGTGGACCGTTGAAAGGATAATGTTATGAACACATTAACCAAAGAAAAGACTAACTCAGTTGAGTTAGCAATATCTGATCTCTCAGAGATCAAAAAACTTACTGGTGAATCCAGTGCGGTGTCATTACCATATGCACCAATCATCAAGGTCAACAATAAAAAAGCAGATTCTGGACTAAAGACTAAGTTTATTACTGTAAATAAAGACGGTCAAAATTACGAAACCGTAGATTTTGCAGACGAATTTACTGCTCAAGTCTTGCTCGTACGATACTTTGTTTCTGAGCCTTATAAAAAGGATCAAAAGCCAACATGGTATTCAAGAGAATTTGATGACTTTACTTTTGACACGATCACAGTGTTTGACTCTGATTCTGACAATGAAAAGTGGAAGGGTTCTTACTTCGACTTCAAGAAAAAATACTCAAGTTATGACGGCGACGGGAATAAGGTTAAAAGCTTATATAACTTTACAGTTAGTGTCTACCTGTTAGTTCAGGGCGGTCTTTACAGACTACACCTATCAGGTAGTTCACGAACAGCTTGGTTCGATTTCACTAAGACATTTTCTAGAAACGAAACCTGGTTACAAATCCCTGTTACTTTCTCTACCCGAGTTTGTACAGAGGAAGAACAAGGTAGTCTTGATAACCCCTGGAATATTGTAGAGATGAAGAAGGAAGAACCTGTCAGTGTAGAAGAACTTAATGAAAACGTTAAAAAGGTTACTGAGTTAAAAGGAATTCTCAGACAACTGTCTAACACTCCTTTAAACGAAATAAAGGTCTCACCGAGTACTACATACACTGAAGAGGTAAATAAACAGTTAGAGGGTGCGCAGATTCAAGATAATGTAGGGGTTATCCCATTCTAAGTATGGAACCTATTTATCAAATAAGTGTAAAGCCTGTAAATTGGGACATTTGTAAAAACCCAGACTGTTGGGTAGATAAAATGATGGGGGGATGCTCCAGATGTCATAAGGCCATAGCAGACTACGAATATGAACGACAACCAACTACACAACCTAAGAACAAAAGAAACCAAAATACGAATTTACAAAAAGCCGTGGAAAGAAATTAGTGGTACTGAGTTAGATAGTCATATCTTAGAAGACTGGAAATGTGCAACTGAGTTTTGTAAAGGACGTGTTACTGGACCGATAGTAAAGTTCTTTAATAAAGATGTGACTGCCGTAAAGTGTTACGAGTGTCAAGATAACAATCGATAGTATGGATAAAGAAACACGAACAATTATTGGACAAGTAAAACACTTATTAGAGCAGTCAAATAAGCACTTTAATGAACTGGATTTACAACAAGCAAAGAAGTATCAGAGTCAAGCTATAGAAGAGCTAGCTAAATTAATGGGTGAGTATGGTTTTGTTGAATACAAGATCAACTCATGGTTAGAACAAGATAACTAAAAATATATGAAACTATTTAAAACAAAAACAAAACATTTACACGTTCATCTTGGTTACTTTTTGATCATACTAGGCATATTAGCAACAGTTACAGGAGTATTTGCTGCTAAGGGTCAAGTAGATCAACTCACAGCCTATCAGGAGGCTTATGAGAGCCAAGTAATGACCGTACAACACTTAACACTAGAGTTAGACTCTTTAAAAGCCTTAGGGAGCAACTAGAGGCTCCCAGAGAGTATGAGTATAACGAACAAGTACCTGTAGAAATAGTAAAGGCTGAAATAGTGAAACAAGCAAGACAATTTGGAGTAGATGAGACGAGGGCATTAGCTCTAGCAAAGTGTGAAAGTAACTTTAATAACTTAGCAGTTAATCACGAAGGTTCTACAGCAACAGGTGTTTATCAGTACGTAATCCGTACGTGGATGGCTACAGGAAGCTGGAAAGTCTATAGAAGAGCTAGAACTGATTATAAGGCTAATATATTCGAGACAATGATTAAATTATCGTCAGGACAGTCCCATCATTGGAAAGTCTGTGGACGAGTAGCAGGGTTTCATTAAACAATCTATTAATAGAGTTTTAGTCGAGCGTTTCTCTAGAATAAAAAAAGGCCGCAAGCTAGTAGTCATACGAAAATTGCCCGCTCTGTCTACCCATACAACGGGCGACCTGGTATGACTATTAGCCAACGACATTTTAAGGAAAAGAGGATTAATGTGATAGCAATGGAACAGGGGTTAAATATCCGTCTTTATGCCTTAAAATTAATAGATTTATAGAAAAAAGTCAATTAGCCTTTCCAGGGGTAATATGGGTAACCTATGGAGAAAAAATTGAAAAATTTAAAACATAACTCAATTCACCATGCCGAAAGAAGTTATAAAGATAGAAGACGGAGTAAACTTAGTTTTCAATGTTTTCTACGAATCAATCAATCCAACAATTAACTATGCTAATAAAAGTTATAGAAATTCAGCTAACGAACTAATACTAAAGTTTGGACTGGAAAAGACAATTAGTGCTGCACGTTATGCCGTAAGTATCCAGGGTAAAAAGTATGCACCATTAATTACAACGCCTCACGAGTTGAAAGAAAAAATGGCGAAGCTGGTAATTTTCTATAAAAGGCAAGAAGATAATAAACCTAAAATCGCTAATATCTAACTATGAACGATCTATCAACACAGTCGAAAAGCTACGTAATAAAGTTCCACGATGGAAGTAAAAAGCTTGTTACTAAGGAACAATACGTCAACCTATTAGAGGCAGAAGCGCAGGGAATGGAGTCTATAAACTTTAGCGACGGAACAGGATCGTATAAGTTTAGTTCCATACAGAAGTATTTACCGTTGGACGAGTATTACAACCAGTACCCAAAAGAAAGGCTTGTAGAGTACCCAAACCACGAGTACACACCAAAAAAACCGTGGAAACTAGCAAGGTCGAAAAGAGCAATAACTGGTTTTTTGAAAGGTTTTGAATCATCCAAGGTAAGAGAACATGGCAAAGAGAAATGGGAGTCTATGAAGCATGATAACGAACACTATCGAAAGATTTTAAAACGAGTTAAAGAATTTGAATAATATGTCTAACCAAGAATTAGCAGAAAAGTTACAAGTTATATTAACTGAGATAGTAATCCAGTTGAAAGTTGTGGATATTAGTATGCCAGAGAACTGGGCAGATAATATGCTTAAGGAAATAGAGGGACTAAGTAACGAAAACTAATATGCAACAGGTATTATTTCAAAACTATCTAGACCCAATCAAGCTTAAAGAAGGCAAGACTAAGTGTCCATGTTGTAACAGAGCTATGAAAGCATTTGGTTACTCGTTGAATGAAAACCTTATTGAGTACGCTGGGTTCATCTATGACCATTGTAAGTATCAGAAGAATGACATGTTTTTAAGTAAACATGTGTCACCAGATCATAAGTTTCTTAGCCAGTTTCAGAAGCTTAAACCATTCGGAATCATTAGACGCCAGAAGAAAAGTAGTTACTGGAAGTTAACTAGATTAGGTAAACAGTTTATGGAAGGTAGAGCAGCGTTACCAGAAAAGGTATGGGTGTTTAATGACGAAGTAGTACTTGAATCAGACGAACAAGTAAACGTGGGACAAGCTAAGAGAACAAAGGAGTGGAAACAATGCAGTTTTGATTGGGTAGTAGATTACATACCTCAAGGTTATAAAACAGAGTTAAGAGTTAAAGAATTAAGTTTATGAGTAAAACGTCATCTTCAAGTAGTGGAATTGGATTTACTGGACTGCTTACCATAGTGTTTATCACAACGTATTAGGAGAAGTACAAGAAGCAAATGACGCTATGAAAGTAGGTACGATCATTCACGAGACTCTAGAAGACGAACGATACCCGTGGCAAAAAGAACTAATGGAACTAGGACTTGAAAGAAAACATTTAATAAAGACTAGAAAGATGTTAGATAAAGCGTTAGCAAAAAGATTCGGTAAAGCAGAAGAAACGTTAATAGCTGAAACACGAAGAAATAGCTGAGAAGATTGATAGATGTGTAGAAGAACTTAAAAGACTAGGTTGGTGGCATAAAAGGTTAAGTAAGAAGGAGAGATATAAATTAGTAACTGATCCAATGTTATAACATGTCAATAATAAGTTTAATTAAAAAATATATGTCAAAATGTCAATATTGTGATAAGCAACACGAAAGAAACAATACGGGATGTAACAACTCAGGAGACTGGAACTCAGGATACAGGAACTCAGGAGACTGGAACTCAGGATACAGGAACTCAGGAGACTGGAACTCAGGATACAGGAACTCAGGATACTGGAACTCAGGAGACTGGAACTCAGGAGACTGGAACTCAGGATACAGGAACTCAGGATACTGGAACTCAGGAGACTGGAACTCAGGAGACTGGAACTCAGGAGACTGGAACTCAGGAGACTGGAACTCAGGATACTGGAACTCAGGAGACTGGAACTCAGGATACTGGAACTCAGGATACTTTAATACTAACTCACCAGACAAAATAAGAGTGTTCAATCAATGGTTAGATATGACCCATGAGGAATTCAACGATAAGTATAACTTATATGCAGATATTCCTCTTAACAGATGGATTAATAAAGACGATATGACCGAATCTGAGAAAAGTAAAGTTGAGGGCTGGGAGCAAATGGGTGGTTACTTAAAAACTCTTGACTTCAAAGAAGCCTGTAAGATTTGGTGGGATGAAAACCCTAGCGAACATAAAAGATTCTTAGAAATACCAGGCTTTGATTGGGATATATTCACTGAAATAACTGGTATTGAACAAACTAAAGAAAACGTAATCACTATCAACGGTAAAGAGTATTCAGAATCTACCATTAAAAAAGCTTTGCAAGAGTATGTTAAATAGTTGATCCAATGTTATGAATAGAGAAAAAAAGTATAGACCTACAATAGCCATAGATTTCGATGGCGTAATTCATAAATATTCAGAGGGGTGGAAAGATGGGAGTATTTACGATGAGCCAATAGAAGGTGCGCTAAAAGCAATAAAAGAGTTAATGAAAGATTATAGTGTATTTATTTTTTCCACACGTAGTCCTTGGCAGATAGTTAGATGGCTGAATAGTGGGGAACATTATCCTTACTGTGGTGCGATGGCATATGACACAGCTAATGGATACGAGGCACGAGTTATACCGTTCTGGGTGAAATTTTGGAATAAGAAAGACGTATTAGGGGTAACTCGTCGAAAACTTCCAGCAATGGTTTATGTTGATGATAGGGCACTTAAATTTGAAGGAGATTGGTTGAAAACACTTAATGAAGTAGTCGTAACGGTGAAGTAACCATGCCTAAAAAAAGCTCGTCAATATCAACTTTAAAGAAAAAAGCCGATAGATTAATGCAAGAATACTTCCGTAAACAGGAGTTAATGTGTGAAGGGTGCGGTAAACCAGCAGATTGCATGCATCATTACTTTCCGAAAAGCAGAGCCTTTAGTTTACGGTATTATGAACCGAATTTAATCGCGGTTTGCCAGGGATGCCATTTTGCTCATCATAACGGAGATCCTAGACTACACCATAAAGTTGAACAGAAACGACAACTAGGATGGCATGAAGATTTAATTAAAAGAAAAAACGAAGACATAAGACCAACAAAAGGTTATTTAGAAAGTATTATAGAAAAGTATTCAGGTTAGGTATATGAACTACTGGTTAATATCAGATACACATTTCAATCACCTAAAGCTACAAGAATGGAATAGCCGTTCAGGAGATTGGCAGGAACAACTATGGAGAGGAATCGACTTAATACCGGAAGGTGATGTGCTCATTCACTTAGGAGATATTTGCATCGGTGAAGATGCTGAAATCCATCATAGATTAATAAATACTCCAGAACAAGTAAAAAGAATACTTATCAGAGGTAATCATGATAATAAGTCGTTGACGTGGTATCAAAGGTATTGGGATTTTGTATGTGATAGTTTTGAGCTTATATTTCAAGGACACTACTTGTACTTTAGTCACAGACCACAACCGCCAATGGGTCATTTCACATTGAATATCCACGGACACACTCACGGTAACCTGCACAGATCAGAAGAATACGTGAGTTACTACGATAAAAGTTATCACCTTGACATTTCGCCAGAGTTAGTTGGTTATAGACCACTACGCTTAGATACGTTATTAAAAGTTCATAAGTAATTTAGATTAAATATATGGGTGTAGAAAAAACTAAAGATGGATATTTAGAAGTGGCTGATTTTCAAGTTGGTGATGAGGTGGTTGTTACATACTTAGATGAATCTTCTTTCGGTAAGGTTATTGGAAAACCATTTCATGCCTTTTCTCCGCTGAATGGAGGTAATATGCATATACCTATTGAATTTGAAGACGGTGAGAAAAAGTCAGTCTGGGTGGCAATTGTAAATAAATTAGAAAGGGCTTAAATAACCCAACCTTACCATAAAGAGTATGAAATTTATATTATGGACGTTAGTCTGGTTCGGAATAAGAGCCATTGAGCAATTAGTAGACCACCATACTGGAAGAGACAAAGCGTATAACGACAGTGTGAGAGGTTGGGCAGCAATAATTACAGTGGTTTTATGGATTGTAATGTATAAAATTTTTATTGAATAACTATGCCTAGTACCAACAACCTACAAGAAATTCTTAATGAGTTTGATAAATGGTGTGACGAAGTTAAGGAAAAGTTCGATTTAGATATACCATTACTTTTTCGTCGGGATGTAAAAGATTTATTTATAGAAAAACCAATTAAAGAAGCTTTAGAGCCACTTAGAAAGGTTATTTCCGGGTTAAGCACATACACAGATCACGACTTAGTCTGTGCATATAGTCAGTACCATATGCTTGATGATGAACAGCGAGCAGAAGAAGTTGAACCTGAATGTGATTGCGGGTTGATTAAGTATTTGGAGCTTTACAGAAACACCAACATAAACAACTTCCTAGATAATAAGTAGGTATATGAAAAAATTCATGAAACGAACTTACAATCCAAATACTATGACTTATTCATTTAGTGATGGCAGTGGTCTTATCACTGTAAATTAGATAATAAGTAAAAAGAGTCTTAAGTTCTGCAGATGCTTAAATGAGCTAGTAACTGAGGTTATTAGCAACGTGTATAACACCGTCTGTGGAGCTTAGGTCTTAATAAGTAAAAAAGAACTTTATGTATAAGCCACCAAAAGTTATAAAGTCAACAAAAAAAATAAAGGGTAGTAAGCGACAAGTTAGATTAGAAAACATGTGGTTATTATATAACTACGATACATTTCAAGGAGTTTATTGGACAAGAAAGCATGCTATGGCTGACGCTAACTGGATGATGGAAGGTATCGTTGATAATAAAAATTTACCTGAAAACTTTCAAATATTAAAAGGTACAGTAAATATCTCTTTGGAACAAATTAAAGAGTAAGTATATGGAAATAACAATAAAGCAAAACTATCCAAAACAAATAGGGAATGTAAGAGTCGACGAGGATACATACGATGAGTTAAGGAAGTTAGCTGATCGTAATGATGTAAGTATTCAGGCGGTTGTAAGAGCTGTTTTAGAAGAAGCTATTATCTCTGGTTTAGTAGTTAAAGAGTAAGTTATATGAAAGCAAAAATTGGACAAATAGTTTATTACAAACCTTGGAACGTGGCGGCAGAGTACCTAGCTGCTTTAGTCACTGAAATAAATGTTGAAGATTCAGGTGTCGTAAGTCTAGCTGTATTTTCTGATAATGGGATTTTATTTAGACAGAATATACCTCAAGGTAATGATAAAGGTTGTTGGTATTTCCCAGACCAACCTAAAGACTAAACTATATGGATAAAGAAAAACTGTACGAACAACTGAGAGCTAAATGCTACAAGATACTTTACCCTAAGGGTATTCCTTTGGAGAAAGGTGTTGAAGTTGCTTGGGGGTATAGACATTCGTTGAACAGCAAAAGTAAGGTTTGGAGAATTAAACGTGGGATATTTGTAAACTGGAACGAATGGCAGGGACATAATGCGATAGTTGTCTTTTATGGAAATAAAACAACGAAAAAGCTACCAGTAGAAAATATAGAAGTTCTAGGGAAACCACTCAGCCTACAAGATGTGTTGAGGGTGTTGAAGATAAGTATACAATCAAACCAGAATCACTCAAACCGCACGGCTGTTTATATAAGGTATGACGGGGCAATGTTTTACCAAGCAGGGTTTGTAAGTGGTGAAACGGGTCACAACGAAATTAGATTACTCGGTATTGAATTAGACCTAACCCTTTCCATACAAGACCAATCAGAAGAAACACTACAAAAACTACTTGATTTAATTTAACCCATATGACCGATGAATTTAAGAAAAAAAGATTAGAGGATCTACGGAGAAACTTTGGTGCGTTAAAACATCAGGTTTGTAATCGTGAAATGACCTTAGAACCAAACTCTAGACGGACTTCTTAACTCCCTAAAAGATAACGAATAACTGTATGAAAACAAGTGACTCTTACATTGGTAACACCTATAAATGCGATAACTGTGGTCACTGGGGTCAACTACCTATGACACATAACTTCAAAGATACTTATTACTGTTCCGAATGTGGACACGATGTTAACGAAAATACTCATGCCTCCAATAAAGAACCTAAAACAAATAAGATGTAAAAACTGTAATAGACCTTGGTGGATTTCTAAACCTAAAGGCTATTGGAGAGAATGTGTCGCTTACTGGTGGCCAGACTTTAAAGAAGAAGAGGGAGTCTGTACCGCTACTTGTACTAAATGTCAATAATCCCATGCTACAAAAAACAATAATAGAAAAAGTTGAACTAATAAGAGTAAGAACTCCAGAAATAAACGTTACTAATAGTTTAGACTTAGTGAGTATATATTTAGTAGAGTTAAGCTCTTATTTAGCTTCCTTAGGTCAAGCTTTAGGCCAATTAGAACATAAATATAAAGTTGAACGGGTTAGAATAATGACAGAAAACCCTAAATATAGTGTGAATAAAGTAGATATGTTCGCCGAAGCTACAGAATCTTACCTAAAACTAGCTCAAGCTAAACAACTTCATAAAGACTTACTAGAACATATTCAAACCGTGAAGAGAAGACAAAACGTTTTACAAGACGAAAAGAAAGAATCTTATTACACCTAGTTATCAACACTATCAACACCCTATAGTAACTTGAAAATATAGTAAAAAGGTGTATAATTAGGGCAGAAATATAGAAAAACCCACTAGGGTCGAAGTCTAAGCGATGAAGCGACGGACAAGAATTACTAGTCATTAAGTTGGCTGCTAGTTCTTGTCCTTTTTTGTTTGCTCGGGTCTTCTCTTGATAGCGTCCTGTTTAGACACTTATTAAAGAGGATGAACTTAGCTTGGTAGGTTAGTGTCGGATGGGGCATGACTACCTGTTGGCCCTTTGAGCGAGGGCCTGAGTAAGGAAATACCTAATGAAAATACCTAAACAACTAGAATCAGGTGGGGTAACTTACAAGATAGTATACACAGACCTTGAAGAAAAGTTAGGAGAAGTAGACTTTATCAAACAAGAAATAAAATTTGATAGTAAATTGACTGGAGAAATATTAGGACAAGTATTCTGGCATGAAGTAATGCATACGATAAATAATGAGATTGCTCATACAGACATAGAGTTCCTAGGTCAGAGTATTTATAAGGTTTTGAAGGATAATGGTTTGTTGAAATGAAGTTTCTACTATTCCTAGCAATAGCATTAGTAGTATTAGAACTTATTTACTTTTTTAAAGAATATAATGAATAATATATGCCCCAAGGAAAAGGAACATACAAAAAACCAGGTCGTCCTAGTAAAGCACGTAAAAAGGCTGCTATGAAAGGCAGTAAAAAGCGTAAGAAATAAATGGCTAGACCAACAAAATATAAAGAAGAGTATGTAAAGAAAGTGGCTAAGTATCTAGAATCTAACCAAGATGAAGAGGTCCAAGTAGTAAAGCAATCTAACTCAGAAAAAGGCTATGAAATGTATGATAACAAACTCAAAGTTAGGCTACCGACTATCGAAGGGTTTGCTTTGTTTATAGGGGTAAATAAGACTACTTTATACGAGTGGGAGAAAAAACACCCGGAATTTTCCAACGCTTTAGGGAAGATACGGACAGAACAGCAAGAGCGGTTGATAAATTCAGGACTTTCAGGAGACTATAACCCAACGATTGCGAAGCTTATATTATCTAGTAATCATGGGATGAGTGAGAAAACAGATATGACAAGTGGGGGTGAGAAGTTAGAAGTAATACCAATTTATGGAGGTCTTTCAGGACACAAAGGCAACACAGAAAATATTCAGTCTGAAGAAGAGGATTAGGGCAGTAAGCGGAGGAACTTCAGCTAGTAAAACAATTAGTATACTGGTTTGGTGTATAGATTATGCACAAACACAGAAAAACAAAAAGATCGACGTATTCGCTGAGAGTTATCCTCACTTAGATGATGGAGCAATCAAGGATTTTAAAACGATAATGTCGGCTAATAACTATTGGGAAGACAAAAGATGGAACGGTACAAAACATACGTATACCTTTCATACTGGATCAGTAATAAAGTTCATTTCAGTAGATAAGTTGGGTAAGGCTAAGGGGCCAAGGCGTGATGTGGGTTTTATTAACGAGGCTAATCACGCCATGACTTGGGAAGTATTTGATCAATTATTGGTTCGTACTAAAGAGGTAATGTGGTTAGATTGGAATCCTAGTGAAGAATATTGGTATTACGAAAAGATAAAAGATAAAAGAGACCACGACTTTCTTAAACTGACTTACCTTGACTGTTTAAATACATTAGATCAGACAATTATTGATGATATTGAGAGCCATAAAGATGATAAGAATTGGTGGAAAGTATATGGTTTGGGTGAGTTAGGAGAAATAGAAGGTAGAATCTATACAGGTTGGAAAGTTGTTGATGAAATACCTTTTGAGGCAAGATTAGAACGCTATGGGTTAGACTTCGGATACACAAACCACGAAACAGCTATAGTGTCGGTTTATTACTACAACGGCGGATGGATTTTACAGGAGGAGTGCTACAAAAAAGGAATGAGTAATAGAGATATAGCGGACTTGTTAAAAGTTTTACCTGACAGACTAGTTATAGCAGACAACGCAGAACCCAAAAGTATAGCAGAGATAAGTAGTTACGGAATAAATATTCAACCATGCAAGAAAGGGAAAGATAGTGTCAGAATGGGTATACAGTTGGTTCAAGACCAGCCAATTGCAGTAACAAAGAAGAGTACAAAGTTACTAAAAGAGTATAGGAATTATATGTGGGCTACTGATAAGAATGGAGCCTATCTAACGCCCAACGAGCCAGTAAAGATAAATGATCATTGTATGGATGCCCTAAGGTATGCACTAGAAACTCTAGGAAGACTAAAACAAGAGACTAGTTATTGGGATAGAGTGTTCGAAGACGAGTTACATCCAGAGTTAGTAAGTAATAACTTTAATAAAGGAAGATAATATGTCTTATTTCACAAAAAGTAACATGATACTGGCTAGTGATAGATTCCTAGTTAAAAAGAAACGAGAAGCACCAATTGATAAAGAAATATCAAAGATTCTAGGCAAAGAGGTTAGAACCACTGACCCTAGATTAATTAAAGCTGTTGTTGAGCATAAGAAGGCATTAAACAAGCCTGATACCGATTTATCACGTGATGATATGCTTTACGATCAAAGGTTTATTAAACGATTAAAAAAAGCGTTTGAGTAGTATGTACAAAGTAGTATTAGATCATTCAGGAGAGGAATATAAAGCTACTGGTAAAACAGTGGACGAGGCTTTAGTTAAAATGGGGCTTACTTGGGATAGAATCAAGGCTAAAGGAGTAATAAAAATAAGTAAAGGAAAACAAAGCTACGAACATGTATTTACAGCTATAAAGCTTAGACGGTTATTTGGTAACAAGCTAACAAGAGCCTTATGGGGTAAGAGATTACAATTTTTTGTTGATTCAGAGAAAGAGACAAATTTACCTGAAAAGATAGAGGTTAAGAAAAAAGTTAAAAAGTAACTTAATATTTTAGTTAAAAATAGCTCTACGAACTACAAGCCATGTAGAGCGGCTTGTAACCCGTAGAGCTATTTTTGTTTGAAAATATGCATGAAATAAAAAACATATACGACTTTGTAGAGCATTCAATCACTGAGTACGAAAGTCCAAAGGGAATAGAGCTTGAAGATGGTTGGAGTTGGTGGATGAAGGGTCATCTACGACGTTCGTTTTTGTATCTTAACGGTCAATTTGAAGAACAAAATGAAAATCGTGACCTAAGGCCTAATAAGAACATTGTACTACCTATAATGAATGTACAGTATCGAACCGAGGGGTTTGATGTAAAGGATATTGAGTTGTATATCGAGAATCCAGATCAGTATTACAAGTCAATGTTAGTACGTAAGTATCACCCGTGGTGGGCATTGAATAACGACATTGATACATTTATTGACCAGATGACGGTTAGTTTCTGTACATATGGTGGGGTGTTGACCCGTAAGACTGAGAACGCTAAACCAGAAGTGGTACAACTAAGAACTTTAGCGTTTTGTAACCAGACTGACATTCTAAACTATCCGTTTGCTATTAGACATTCATTTAGTCCTTCACAGTTACGCACAGAGAATAAGAAATGGGGTAAGGAAAAATACGGGGCAAGTATAGATGTAGAGACATTGATTAAATTAGTAGAAAAAGAAGGTGAAAAGCATATAGAAGTGTTTGAAGTTCACGGAACATTACCAACCGAGTGGTTAGGGGATAACGAGCAATACGATCCTGAAAAGTCTAAGGACACTCAACAAGTACAGATCATAGCTTTTTATAAGAAACCAGAAGGTCAGAAACAGGGAGTTTGTTTATTTAGACACCGTGAACCTAGTTTGCCTTTTAAGTTTAAGAAACGTGACGAAGTAGAAGAACGAGCAGTTGGACGTGGTGGGGTTGAGGAACTCTTTGAACCACAAGTTTGGACTAACCAGAATGAGATTTGGATTACCGAGATGTTAGAAGGTGCCTCAAAGACGTTGTTTGCTAGTGATGATCCGTCGTTTAAGAGTAGAAACAATCTATCTAGCGTTAAGAATAATGAGGTGTTGAAGCTAATGGACGGTAAGCAGGTAGCTCAAATAGATACTTACCCTAGAAACTTAGCATTATTTAACGATTCGGTAGCTAGATGGCAACAACATGGACAGCTACTAGGTTCGGCTAGTGACCCGTTACTGGGAGAGACACCGTCTTCAGGTACTCCGTTTAAGTTATTCGAGGCACAGCAACTAGAGAGTAAGTCAATGCATCGGTATAGACAAGGGCAACTAGCTACTTTCATGGACGAAATCTATAGAGACTGGATACTACCACATTTAGCTAATGAAATCAGCAATGAACATACATTCATGGATGAATTATCAGTAGACGAGATGCAAGAAGTGGTTGAAAAGGTAACGACTAAGAAGACTAACCAACTAAAAAAGAATCTTATTCTATCGGGCCAAATAGTAGACGATAGTTTACTAGAAGATTTTAAGGTAAAGATCCGCGAAGACTTATTAAAACAGGGAAATAAACGGTTCTTCAAGATATTAAAGGGTGAGATGAAGGATGCCAACTTAAAAGTACGAACAAATATTGCAGGAAAACAAAAGAATCTAGCGTTACTAACGGATAAACTGGTGAATGTTATGAGACAGTATATTGCTACTCCACAGATACGACAGGATCCTGAAATGGCTAAGTTGCTCAACGTTATTTTAGAGAGTTCTGGGTTGTCGCCAATCATGTTTGGCCCTGCTCCAGCGGTGGTCAACACTCAACCTAGTAACGCGACCCAACCCTTACAACAACTTAGTCAAAGTCAAGCTAATCAGCAACAAAGTCAACAAGTATGAAGGCACTAAAAATCATTAAGGAAGTTTATAAGAGAAAAGAAGAAACGAGGAAGAGAGTGTCTAATAAAATTCTAGACATTTTTGTAGAAGAGGGTATAGCAGAGGAAGAAGTCATTGATATTATAGACGCATTTAAGTTAGAGTTTTTATCAATAATGGCAGAAAAGAATGCCGAGAAAAACGGAAAAGTATGAACCGACTCTTAGAAGAACAACTAGAGATTTTAAATAATAATAAAGCAATGCTACAGGCAGTTGAGAAGATTTTTAAGGAGCAGATTAAAGACGCCAAACCAAGTACTGAAACTGGTGATAGTAATGATGTTTTAGGACAAAAGTTCAGAGCGTACGAAAAAGCGGAAGAGATATTAAATAACGCAATACTTGAAATTAAATCTTATAAAAAAGAAACACATAAAGAAGAGGTCATTAATAAAGCTAGATAATTTAAAAGTTTATGAAGGAATACTCCAAATTTTTTCTATTGATAGTTACTTCGGTAGCCGTGGGCATGCTTGTTTATCAAGTTGTTACCGATCAACTTTCACAAGGTCCAAGCGCCCCAGAAGATGCAATTATACTGGGGAGTGGGGGTAGTACAGCAGTAGCCACAAATTTGATTGGTACTAGTGCCGCGCCGGTTTATCTTACAGCGACATCAGCTACTAGCACATCAAATACAATCATGGTCGGCTTTGAAGCAGATCAGATTGATTTGAATGTACAGGTAACCGCCTCTACTACAGCCTCACAAGTTCAATGGCAGTATGAGTTTTCCCATGACGGGACTAACTGGTTCGGAGAAGATACTAAATCATCTTCGGGGTCTACAGTAACCCACCAAGCAGCAACTACAACTCATCAATGGACACCTGGAACCACTATCCCAGCTAATAAAAATATCGGAATCGGTAGTGTAGCCACCAGGTTCTTTAGGTTAAAGGTCTATAGAGCACCTGAAACCGCGAACGTCGCTGTTTGGGTTCAAGGTATAGCTAAGTCTCAATAATATGAACAAATTAACTATCAGCACTAAACTAATCACTGGATTTATTGCGTTCATAATAGTTTTCGGTGCCGTTCTATTAACCAATGCTGCCTCTTATACATTGTACGAACATTTTAGTGGTCAACTACCCTTACTAGGAGATAGGGCACATATGGCTCTTGAGTGTGGAGTTGTTGATAGTCCTTCTGAGTATAATGGATCTCTAGAACAGAATATTGACCTACTTGATTGTTTGCAAGTGGCCCAATTCGGTTCAGGTGGTGAGGAGTTGGAGCCTACTTCTATAGGAACAGGAGCAACTTCTGCTGACCCTAATGTAACATACGTAACAGATACTGCGGATGACTTCGCGGTCGGTGGCACTGACTCTTCTGCTCCATTTTACTTTGACACCTCTTCTGCAAATCTGACTGCGGGTGGAATCAACGGAACCAAAGTAGTAGACGGGAATACTTATAGTCAGGATGGTACGGGGATTCAGAATGCTATTGATGACTGTAGTGCGGATAGTACTTGTGGGACCGTATTCTTGCCGTCTGGTTCTTATTCTGCGTCAACTAGTACTATTTTACAGTCAGGCATACAGTTGATCGGTGAGTATGCGAGTACTACTGTAGTAACTTGTTCAGGAAACTCACCTTGTATTAGAACATTTTCAAAGGGAACTGACAAAACTGCTTATTCTGGTATTGCTGTAAAAAATTTAACTATTCAATCAGAAAATAGTGGTGCAGGTATACAAGAACATATCTTATGGTTGAGTAACGTAAATGGTCTGGACGTGGAAAACAATATATTAACTCATTCTACGATTAGCGAGGTGCCATATCCTGGGTTACCGGAGAGTTTATTTGTTGAGCATTCTCAAAATGTCAATGTGGAGGGGAACTTTATTTATAACGTTTCCGGCAATGGAGTTCAAATAAATGCAACTGATTATTTTGTTGTTGATAGTAATATAGTTGCTTCTTCCACTGACGATGGCATAGATATTGACTGGGATTTCGTTACTACGGGGACTACTCCGTCTCGTTGGGGAACTGTAAGTAATAATGTAGTTAGTCGTGTAACAAGTGGTAATGGTATAAGAGTAGAAAACTCAAGCCATATAACAGTTAGTGGTAATAACATTAATGATACGGACGGTGCAGCGTGTATCATAGTTAATAACTCTACGGAGAGTGGAGCTGAGACCAGGCATGTAACTGTATCTGGAAACACGGTTCAAAATTGTCAACAAGATGGTATTAGTATTGTTGCTGCACAAGCAGCAGGCGTTAATGAGACTAAGTTTGTAAACGTGGTAGGTAATACGGTATACACAAGTGCGTTAAATGAGGGATCTAACATTAGAGCAGGTATTGAGGTTAATGCAACTTCTACTCAGGTGGTTGGAAATTTCATATTCGACATATTTAAGAATGACACAAATGGAGGAGGGATTGTTGTAAATAAGGCTGACGACGTGTATATATCCAACAATACTATAGCGAGTACCACGAATGGAATTGTGTTATGGAATGGAAGTGGTGGTATAGATTATGCGAGTACCACGATAGTGAACAATGTCTTTAGTGATGTTGATACTGAGTACACAGGAGAAATAAGTCAGACCGGGGTTTATATTAAGAGTATTGACTATGGAACATCAGGCCTTGGTCCATTAATAGGGTTTGGTGAACCAAATCCAGCCGATCTATTCGAATTTAAGGTAGATCGAAGCAATGATGACACCCTTAAAATTTCTGATTCTGGAACAGGACAAATAAAACTAATCTTCAGTGAAAATGGATTTGACGCAATGAGTCTGTTCTACGATGGTTCTGGGGCAGGAGACGCTGGAAACAAGTTTAACATTAGGAATGAAAACGGTGGTTCTGACCAACTCACAGTAACAAGGGGTGGTGATGTAGGAATAGGAGATAATACCCCTGATTATAGGTTTGATGTGGGCGATGTGTTTAGTGTAGATACATTAGGTAACGCAACCACAACAGGACAACTAGTAGTCGGATCTCCAACTGGTGGTGGACAAGGTACAGGAACAATCAACGCTCAAGCGATTTATGATGACGGCACAGGTCCGTTAACTGATTATTTATTTGATCTTTACTATGACGGTAAACTTCGGGTAGAAGATGCACAAAATCCAAAAATTACTAACCTCAATCCTCGTGTTTGGTCAATAGATGAGACCAAAGAGTTTGTTGAGCAGGAGCGTCATTTACCTTGGATTGACGGGAGAGACATGTGGAAGAAACAAGGTGGTAAGTTTTCTCTGGGGCAGTTGGTTGGTCAATTTTGGGAAGCAATCGAACAAGTTTGGTTACAAGTCGTTGGTGTAGATAATAAAGTGAACCTAGAACTAGAAGAACAGAAACGAATCAACGAGTCTCTGCAAAACCAAATAAACGAACTAAAAGCTCTCATTGAGAGTGAGGGTTTGTATTGTTCAATTAATTAAAAGTCTATTATCAACTTAATTAAAAAATATGCTTTACGACAAGAAAATGCCAACTTTGGCAGATAAGATCTCCGAAAAACATGAAGATGGAGAAAAAACAGAACTAAAAAAGAAAGAAAAAACAAAGGTCGTTAGAAAGAAGGTTAAGAAAACACATGGAAAAACTAAAAAATAAGAATGGAATATTTTACGTAGTTATTTCATTTCTTGCAGTTTTGGGGGTTGCAAGTCTGGTTTACGCCTACTCAATACCACAAAACATAAATGTAAGCGGTGACTATAACTACTATGAAGCAGAAGGACAACCTGAAGAAGTTAACTTCGGAGCGTCATCCGGACCGGATCACTTTTTCCCTCAGAGGTTCCACTCTAACTTTTCTGTAGGTGGAGAATACTATGCAACAACTACTGGCGGGGGGTTAACTGCTTACACTTTGACTAATACTGAGTTAGCAGCTGACTTTTCTACTAGCTTTTTGGACATTAACCCAGGTAACGACTTGACATTAACTACTATGGCAAGTACGTCTGCTCCATTAGTGAATTTGAATGTTGGTGAGTTTTACTCGGTGTATATGCGTAACTCTTCTACTACTGCGGCAGTCATTACCTTAGCGGCTGGCACAGGAGTTGATTTGCAGGAAGATGAAGGTGAAACTGTGACGGTTAATAACGGTGAAATTTCAAGACTCACGTTTCTTAAGGGGACAACTACAGATGTTATTGCGTGGTTAGAAGTGGGTCAAATAGGTGATTAATAATTAAACAATTTGGCAGTTGCTTATCTGCCTTAACAAAAATTCTATGTCAGATGAAATTTTGGATGGTCAGGAATCCTTAAACCCTGAAGGTGACCAAGACACTAATCTTGAAGACGGATCGGATGATTCTGGTGAGCTTACAAAGGCGCAAGAGTACGGGAAGAATCAAAAGGTTCGTGCTGAGAAAGCCGAGAAGGAGGCAAAAGACCTTAAGGCTAAATTAGCAGAGTTAAGTAAAGACGGTGAACCTGAAACACCTAAAAAACAAGGGAAATCAGACGAACCAGATTATGCAAAACTAGCTTATTTAAAAGCTGAAGGCGTTACTCATCCTGATGATCAAAAGATTGTTCAAGATGAAGCCTCAAGGCTAAAACTGCCTTTAACTGATGTACTTCAAATGGAGCATATCAAAACAAAGTTAAAGGACACCCAAGACCAACGGGAGGCCCAAAGTGGCGCACCGAAGGGCAAGGGTAAATCTGGAGGAGCCACCCAGCAAGACGTAGATTACTGGCTTGCTAAAGGGGAAGTTCCTAAAGATGATATGGAACTAGCGAATAAGGTTATTGACGCGAAGATGAAGAAGGAAACAAACTCAAACGCGTTTTCAGATGACCTTTTCTAAATCTGGTGCAGTCGTCGTCTGATTCTTGAAAACTAACTAGAAAAACGATGGCTAATACAATTGTATATAACAAGCATGACTATGTCATGCGAATGCGAAAGCGTATTGCTACACCAACTACTTGGCGTGATGTTATGGAAGTTAGAGTGCAGGACGATCGAACAATTGTTCGTGGTGCTATGACTACTGAGTCTAGTGTACAAACAGGTACTCGTGGAACTGCCTACACATATCAAGACTATACGTTGGCACAAGATACTCAGCAAATTAACTTGAAGAGGATCTTACCAATGTTCGTTGATGAAGCAGACCGCGCACAGCAAAGTTATGTTGATGCAATGCAACTTGCTGACTTTCAAGGTAAGAAGGTTAACGAATATCTCGAAGCACAAGTACTTGCACAGCATGCTAGTTGGACAGACTTTGGTGTCACTGACCTTGCTAACACAGGAGACGACGACACTTCTCAAATTACTGTATCAGCGGCTAATATCGACGATATTATTCGTGCAGTAAAACGTAAAATCTATGCTAACAACGGTGTAGACTTTGCAGTTGAAAATGGTTTGTTCTTCGTATGGCGACCAGAAGACTTTGAGCTTTTGGAAGCGTTTGTACAAGCTAATGGTTTCACCGAAGCTGATATTGCTTTGAAGAATGGTATCCCTGTTCAAAAAGCATTCCGCTACATGGGTGTTGATCACTACCTTTCTACTTCTCATACTGCTAACCACGTGTTCGCAGGTATCAAGAAGCTTGGAATTATCGGTATTCTTCGACACACATTCGGTAAGACTAAGTTCATTGAAGACCCAGCAGGTCCATCAGACGGTGCTTCAACCAATGCCCTTTCAGGGCTTGGTGTAGTTACTCGTGTTGATTATGGCTTTGACTGGTGTGGTACTACAAACTACTACAAGGAATTTTGGATCGACCTTAATGTGTCGTGATTGGCTAGCCCTAGCCAAAAAATGTTAACAGTATTTAATTATATTGCCTCTGTTGAGCAGACAATTCGGACCGTCTTGCTCAACAAGGTCTGAAGGTAATATGTATAAAGATAAAGAAAAGTATAAAGCATACCAAAAACAATGGAGGGAGAAAAATAGAGAAAAACTAAAAGCCTATCATCGAGAGTACGAAAAAAGTAGACGAAAGAGAGATAAAAAGGAAAGGAGATTTTTCTGGATATATAACGCAATGAGACGTAGGTGTGAACAACCAAGTTACACCCAATACAAAGACTATGGAGGAAGGGGGATTAAAGTTTGTGACAGGTGGAAGGAGTTCAAAAACTTTAAAGTTGACATGTTTGATAGTTATGAGATGGGTTTGACGATAGATAGGGTTGATGTAAATGGAAATTACGAGCCAGAAAATTGTAAGTGGTCGACTCGTCAAGAGCAAAGCGAGAATAAAAGATGCAATATAAGAGTTACGTACTTAGGAGAAACAAAAACATTATTGCAGTGGAAAAAAGATTTAGATATAAAAGTTGGCTATGGAACTTTGAGGCAGAGGTATTACAGTGGGATGAAGCCAAGAGAAATACTTAAGACCAGTCTCTACCGGCCAGCAAAGTTACTAAAATAATTATGAAGTTTTACGACGTTTTAACAAAAAATACTATCAGAGACGAAATAAATCGCATTTGTGGTACTACAGATGAGGTTTATTCGTTGCGGGATAAGTTAGCCAGAGTCGACGAGGCTTTAAATGAATACTGGGCTTTAGCGTCTGATTCAGCGCCAGAAGGTACTTTTGACGACACTGGTAATAGCTCAGTACCTATTGAGACGCAAAACATTGTTGAGGGTACTAATGCTTACAAAATATCTGACTTTACTAATGAGGTATTACAAATTCTTAAAGTCACAGTATTAGATGGTGATGGTATTGAACATGAGTTGATTCGTGAAGAATTTGACGACTTACATGAGTTCAACTACCACTATTCAACTGATTCAGATAAAAGGGGTATTCCTTCATACTGGGCTATTTTAGGTGATTATATCTATTTACGTGCTTGTCCTGACTACTCAGAAGCTTCGGGTTTAAGAGTTTATGCGAACCGTGAGTTATCTAAGTTTACTCCCGTGGTTTTCACAACTACTAATGCAGGTAACCAGATAGATGCTACGGCTCACGGTCTTTCAAATGGTGACGTAGTGATCTTTATGACTGATAACACCCTACCTAACGGTTATTCAACGGATACGGCATACTACGTTATTAATTCAGCGTCTGACAGTTTCCAAGTAGCAACAGCAGGTAGTGGAAGTACTGTAACTATTTCAGATGACGGAACAGGGACACATAAATTTATTCATCTCAGTAAAGCACCTGGTATAGTATCGATTCACCATAAGTACTTAGCACGTAAAGCGTCACTAGACTTTTTGATTGAAAAAAAGTTACCACATGCAACGTCAGTAGCCGCTTTAATAGCTGGAGATGAACAGAAGATACAGGAATACTGGCAGAATAGAGACCGTAGATTGAGAACCATTATACAACCAATGAGAAGACGATTTAGATAATATGCCTAAAGCTTTAGTAATTAACGCACCCTTAAAAGGAATCGCCCAAAGTCCCCATTTTGGATTTGGCAACATGCAGAACATAGATATTTATACTGTTCCGGGTGTTGCTAAGCTCAATACAATTTTAGTTAAGGAGAGTGCTAGTGTGGTTGATGCTCAAGTAACGTGGATCGTTAAAAATCCGGCCAACCCAACTAATCTTTATGCGATTGATGCTAATGGAGTTGTTTACAACTCTTCCAATAGCGGAGATTCATGGTCTGAGTTATCAGATCGTGGAGGATCAGGACAGGGGTTGATTGTTTGGAAGGACTACCTATTTGTAATGGAAGATACGAGTATAGATGTTTATGGGCCCTTGAGCGGTTCTCCATCGTGGACAGATAACTGGCAGACTGATTTAGATAGCGATAGTTTATGGCATCCTTGCCTGGATTCAGTATTAGATGGTCACTTATACATCGGAGCAGGTAGGTATATGGCTAAGTTAGAGGAAGTGGTAGGGCAGAACTTTGCCCCCGGGTCTTCTTCTACGTACACTTGGACACCACAGAAACTAACTTTACCAGAGAACTATAGGATTAAATGCTTGACTGAATTAGGTAACAACATAATGATCGGTACATGGATGGGGACCAATATATATGACAATAAGATTGCTGACATTTTCCCATGGGATGGTAACGCAACGAATTTTGGAAAACCGATAAGAATGGTTGAAAATGGGGTGAACGCAATGATTAGCAGAGGCGGTTACTTATATATTTTGGCGGGAATTGATGGGCTAATTTATAAATCTAATGGTTCTCAGGCTTGGGAGTTAGCTAGGATTCCACTATCAGTAGCAGATATTTCGGCTGGCAAATATTTAGAACCATACCCCGGAGCATTAATTAACTTTAAAGGACGATTGTTTTTTGCGGTTAACTCGCAATCAACAGACGGAATGGGGATTTATAGTTTATTGGAGACAAATCAGGGATCAATACTAAATTGTGAGCATACTATCAGTACCGAAACTACTGGTGGAACTAATCCCTTAATAGTTGGAGCGTTACTAGGCATAACTAGAGATCAGTTTGTGGCAGGTTGGCGAGATAATGCGACTTACGGCATTGATTTATTAGATACCACGTCTTTTGCATATACGACAGATTACACAGGTTTTTTTGAAAGTCCGTTATATCAGGTTGGAACATATCTAAACGAGCGGCAGTTTAGTAAATTAGAGTTTGTTTTAGCTAAAGAGTTAGCGGCTAGTGAGGGTATCAGATTCAAGTTTAGGGTTAACCTAACAGATAGCTTCACAACGATTGGAACGTATACCACGGCAGAGATAGGAGCAGGTAAGACTTCTTTTCATACTACTGTAAATATCCCGGCTTGTGAGCAGCTACAAATTAGGGTCGAACTGTTAGGAACTAGTACCTCAACCCCAGAATTTAAGAATTTAAGATTAATGTAATGGCAGAAGAATTTAAAATCCAACCATCTTTTATACAGACTAACCACGTACCGGTTGGGTTTGAACCGAAAAGAGAAAAAGAAAGCGAAGGTTTTCAGATTGATGATGACCCAGCACCTAATAAGGAGCCTGTGAAGCCGAATATTTCGGAAGACATAGATGACCTAGATGCTCTAGCGGTTAAGGAGGATAAAGAGGTTTTACATGTTGAATACTTTGCTAGTAACACTTTGATTATTAACGACGAAGACGCGGTAAGTACTGGCCTTACTTCATATACGAAACTAAAAGACATAACCGTCAAGTTAGGAGGTAGTTTAAGAGTAAGTTTTGAAGTTAGACAAAATGGTAACCCAGGCCAGACCGCATCAGCGCGAATCTATGTGAATGACGTAGCAGTTGGAACCGAGAGAACAAACACGACTGAGACTTTTGCAGAATACACAGAAGATATAAGCGGACTTGATCCTTACGATAATGTTCAGATTTATGGAAAAGTCACTGCTGGTAACTGTCAGGTACGTAATTTTAAGTTACTAGGAGACAGAACGACGGGTGATGACTATTTAGTTAATTAAATAATATGAAAGACGCAAAAAAGGTTAAACAAGAAGCAAAGGAAAAGTTGGTTGATGCTGTTGAAAAAGTTAGGAATCTTCGGGACCTCAAGAAATTGTTAAAAAAAATTATCGTTTTAATAAAGTAATATGGCTACACAAGATGAAATCCAAAAAGCTATAAAGAAACACGGTGGTAATATCAACAACCAAACCCTTGCTAAAGAGTTACCAGGTGTTAGTAGGGCCACTTTCGACGCTCATCGTTTTATTAACTCGGGTGCGCCTTTACCAACGGCAACGGATAACAAGGGATTAAATCCTGGAGCTGTGGCAGAGATTCTAAGGATAAAAGGGCAGGCTCCTTTACCAACTGGTAGTCCTTCACTAAACGTACCAATTGCTAACCCACAAACACCTGAAGAAATTAGACAAGCCAACGAAGCCATTGCACTTGGAGGTCAGTTTGCAGGTAGACCAGACTTAACACCTGAACAAAGACGTACCCCGATCCCTGTACCTAGTGAGGAAAACTTTAATATAGCAGGTTTCCAGGATTCACCACCAACTTCAAGCCCCGTACCACAAGGAACACGTATTTTAAACGAAGCTGATTTACAAACTAAACGTGAAGAGTTGACTCGAGCAGGTGTAAGGCCAGAGGACTTCGCAAAGTTTATTAGTGCACCTGATGGACAAGGTAACTTATTTTTCACACAACCAGCGACGCTTACTAATACTAATACTGGTGAAAAGAAAGTAGTAGCTACTGGGTCACAAGAGGCTAGCAGGTTGTTATCTAGTGGAAACTATAAGTTAGGGAGTATCAACGTTACTCCTTCAACTGTTATCACCGGTACTGACTTAGTAGACGAGGCTAATATTGAAATAGCCGGGCTATCTGATGGTGAGTATCCAACTGAGTCGATAGAATCAACCATCGCTTCATCTAGTGCTTTAGGACAAAGTGTTAGTAGTTACTTGAGCCTATTAAAAGGTAACGTAACAGAGACTACTAAAGAAGCTAATAGTCTAACCGATAGCATAAACGAGTTGTTAGGTGAAACTGCAGGACAGGCGGAGGCTTTAGCAAATGAAGAAGAACGACTAGGTATTAGAGACTTAGAAGAAAAGCTGACTAATAAAGTAAATGAAATAAATATACGTACTGCCGCTTTACAACAGAATCTAACCGAGGAAGAGCTGAGACCCCAGACATTAGGACGACTACAGGGTAGACAGGCAATGATGAGGAAACAAGCACAGGCAGATATTATGTTTTTACAATCAGAGGCACAAGCATTAATGAATAACATTAGTTTTGCTAAAGATACCGCGCAAAAGGCTGTTGAGGCTAAATATAACCCTATTTTAGAGGAGTTAAATATTAAGTTGCAACAGTTAGAACTAATTCAACCAGAACTTGATAAAGAGGAAGCTCAGTACGCTAGCGCTGTAAAGTTTGCATTACAAGATCAGCAGAACGCTGTAGTTGAAAAGAAAAATGTGGAATCTCAGATACAAGGGGTAAAGATTGACGCTATAAATGCTGGCATTACTGACGCTGATATTTTAAGTCAGATCGGTAAGGCTGAGACAGTAAATGAAGCTTTGCAGATATTTGGAACTAATATACCTCAGGAGATCGTTACTACTTCTGGTGGAGGCGGTGGCGGGTTAAGTGGTGGATCAACAGTCACTGGAACTGATGGCATAGTAGCTGGAGAGTCGGGCCAACTCCTAGATCCTGAAGTGTCTGGATATATAGACCTCGTGAATCAGGGAAGAGTAACTGCTGCCCAAGCTTTAGATGACATCAGTAAAGAAAAGAAAGGCGAGTTAGCTATTGCCTTATCTTCTTCTACTGACCCAGAAAGTACTCTTAAAGATAGTATTTCTGAAGAGAAGTCACGGCTAGCAACTGACTTAACTAAACACAAGGGACTTAACTCAAGTGTTGGAACTACCGTCTTTGGTAGATTTGCACTTACTGACAGACTCACAGGAGCAAAGCAAGACTTTATCGCAGGAGTTGAACAACTAGTTAGCGGACTTTCTCTAGATGCCTTAATTCAAGCAAAGGCCCAAGGAGCTACATTTGGAGCTTTATCTGATTCGGAGTTACAGATACTCTCAGCCTCAGCATCTAAGATTGGTACATGGAGGCAAACAGACAAGAACGGTAATGTAACTGGCTACAAAGCGAGTGAGAAGTCTATGAAGGAAGAGTTAGATAGAATAAGCAAAACATTCTCCAAAGGAGAAAATGTCAATAGACAAGTCATGGATGATGGAACAGTTTGGGAACTACAACCAGATGGTAATTACTTATTAGTCAATTAATATGTCTACAATATTTACACCAGAACAATTTAGGGAACGTTATGGAGACGAAGGCTTACAACGGTTCAAGAAGCAAGAGCCTATTGTGATTCCTCAACGTAACAAAAAACCAGGATTTGTTGACCGAACGAAAGAGGCTTTAGGTGAACGCCTTGAAGATATAAAATCTACTTTTGGTGAGACTGCTAGAGGAGATATTACTCCTGTAGAAACCGCAGTAAGAACCGTAGGGGACTTTGCAGGTGGTATTGGAGATATTATTGGCGAAGCTACCTCTCCTGCATTACAGCCCGTTTTAGAAAAAGTAGCCGAAACGGAGATCGGAAAAAAGGCTTTTGAAGCTATAAACCAAGGAGCGGAAAAGTACAACGAATGGAAGAAGGAGACACCAGAAAATACTCGTATTGCTGAAAGTATCGAAGGGCTAACTAATATAGCAAGTCTTTTTCCTGTTGCTAAAGGGGGACAGGTCGTAACTAAGGGAGCTACAAATACTGCAAGAACAGGCGTGCAGGGAGGTAGGAGAGCTATAGATAAGGGAGTTGACCTAACCAAGAAGTTGACTCCAGCGCCACCAACTCAGAGAGAAGCAGTTGGGCAAGTTCTACAAGGAACTACTGATGACGTTGCACAAGGAGCAAAAGCTCTGAAGTCTATTGATATTAAGAATGTAAATACATTCCAAGATCTTGACAAGCAGTTATCTTCAAAGATCACAGAGTTATCTAAAAAGGTTGATGCGGATTTAACACAAGACACAACAAAAAGATTTTTGGACGACATTTTTGTAAATGCTCCAAGCGGAGGGACCATTCTACAAGCAAATCCAATAAAACAAGCCATAAACCAGTTAGATGAGTTGTATGAAACTATTGGAGACACGACCAAATTGATTGAAATAAGAGAGTTAAGGGAACGCGCGATAAAAGAGGGTTTGACTGCCAAAGAGGTTAATGACTTAGCTAGAATGTACGGAAGCGAATTTGGTCGCAAAGCGTTCAATAAAATTGGAGATCCTTTAACTAGTGTGAATGCTCAGCTATATGAGAATGTACGACAGTCGGTGAAACGTCTGGCAAGGGCAGGTATTAAAGGGTCAGACGCAAAGGCAGCTGACGAGACAATGAGCGCAATATTCAATACCCAAAGATTGGTACAAAAAAACGTAGAATCTGTTAACAAACTACGTCAAAAGATACAGCAAAGGGGGTTATTGGAAAAGTTAGGTCACGGATTGACGAAAACTTTGGATGTTATCAGTAGAGGTACTGTTAGGGGATTGGTTGGCGGTGTATTACCCCGTGGAGTAGGTAATAAGTTAATGAATGCTCTTGATCTAGAAAAAGTTTTACAAAAAAACCTAAAGATTATTCAGGACGCACTAGAAGCAGAGTCTGATAACGCAATAATTAAGATTTTAAACAAAATAAAAAGTTAAGAAGATTGTTCGTTGGAGTTATTTTTACGTTTTTCTTCTCTGTCTTCCAATAGCCCCACAATAAATATGTAAGAGTAAGAAAGTAAACCCAAAATAGGTAAAACCCATAAAATAGGGAATACAATAGCAAAACCCACGAAGACGACAATACCGAATATGATCGAAAATATTACTACTGAATCTGGTGTGTCACTCATAAACTCGAAGTAAGTTATACCCCTACCTTATACCTATATATAGAATAAATCAATTCACAAGTTTTCCACTATGCCTAACCTTAGCGAAAAAAATCTAGAAAAATTGAGAGGCTTGCTTGAAGTTGCCAATGACGGCCTTAGTAAAGAGGAGTTTTTAGAGGCGTTTAAAAAACTTACCGACCATATATTTAAAGTAGAAACAAAGTTAATAGAAAAGATAGAAGCTAAAACACAAAATGAACGACAGAACCTAGAAGCATTACGAAATCAATTTAACGAAGTTATAAATCAGGCAAAAAGAGATAGTGATATTACGCTGTCAGGTTTTAGGACTAGAACTGTTGAAGCTATTAATAAGCTTTTTGCTAGAAACGAAGTCAATAAAAAACTTAACGAACGTTTAAGGAAAGCCGATGATAAATTTAAAGAAATAGATCAAAAACTTCTAGAAGTAAAAGACGGCAGAACGGGTAGAGACGGAGTTGACGGAAAGGATGGAAAAGATGCCGACGAAGAAAAAATCATTGAATCCGTTTTGAGTAAACTAGAAGACGTTGAGTTTGGAATAGATGATATTAAGGGTTTGAAAAAAGAGTTAGAAGACTTGAGGAATATCAGAACACGAGTTAGGGGCGGTGGTACTTCTGCAATTGGTATTGCTAACGCTGCTAAGTACTTTGTTAAAACCGAAGCACCTAGTGGTGATATAGATGGTGTAAATACTGAGTACGCAGTTACACAGCCTATATTTGCAGTTTTATCATTCAGCCTTAACGGTGAGTTTATAGCACAGATACCGAACTACACAGTTAGCGGAAAAACAATAACTTTCAGTACGGCATTACCTAGCGCCTATAGTGGAAAAGATTTTGAAGTTACTTATATCTAATATGAATAATAAAGGATCAATTGTTTTACCATCTTTAGTAATAGCCGGAGTATTAGGAGTTGTTCTAGGTATTTATGGAGGGTATTTAAACCATTATCGGGCTTCTCAGTCAATAGAAGAGCCAAAACTTGGTGCTTTTGGCGATCCTTTTATTTCAACACAACTAGCCGACAGCCCACAACCTGGGTATATATTGTCAACAGACGGGACAGATAACTCATGGATAGCAAATACCAGCGGAGGCTCTGCTTGGGAACTTTTCCAAACAAACTTCTTAACTCCTACTAATACCAGTTTGGGTATTTACGTCAATAGTACTTCTACTTTTACTGAAGCATTACAACTAGGCCCAGATTCAAGGGACAACATGTTAGCTATCACTCCTCAGAGAACCTATCAAAGCACATTAGCGGCAAATGGAGCAATCAACTGTGATAATACTTTGAACGATAGGGCATGTCTCAATATATATTCTAATCACGGCGCTGGACAACTAGAAGGACTATTGGAGATTAACATAGTAAATAGCTCTTACGATCAAAGTATTTTTGAAATTATTTCTTCAGCCGACATATCAGACGGAGAGATAAAAATCTCCTCTCCGAGACCAAAAATCGAACTAATAGAAAGTGACCAGTCGGGTAACGACGGTAAGTTTAAGTTAAGAGTACAAGGGGACCAATTTGACTTAAGCTCTAGAAATGCTTCAGACTCTTCTTTTGAAGAGGTCTTGAGGGTCGCACAGTTGGAGGACTTGGGTGGACTAACACTACTTGGTTACGATGGATTGAAACTTGATACAGGTAGTGCCAGTTCCACGAGAATACAAATGGCCTATAACGGTGTGGCTGATCGTATTGAGCTACAGTCTCAATATGTAGGAAATAACGACGGCGACTTTGCGATCATAGATATAGATTCAGGAGGGACAAATAATACGTTGTTCTTTATAGACACTTCTGAAACAAACTTCGGTTTTAATACCAGTACTCCAAACGTACAATTACAGGCTAGTCTAAGTACCGGGGCGGAACTAATTCTATCTCGTGACGACAGCAGTATTGTTGCGGATAACCTGCTCGGTGGGATCGGTTTTGATGGAACTGACGGACCAGTGCCAACGAACATACTCCATGCTGGAGCTGGTATTTACTGCTATGCCGCAGAAAGTCATGGGGCTAGTGATAAAGGAACATACTGTACGTGGAACACCCACGCTATTAACGATAACGCTAATACAGCCAACATAGAACGTCTAAGAGTAACTTCTGAGGGCTTGGTAGGTATTGGTGGTATTCCTATCAACTCAACCTTAGAAGTATTTGGTAATGCTTCTACAACAAGTTTTAAAACTAATAATCTATTCGGTTCAGCAACTACAACAGCAAACCCGTCATTTACAGCAAGTGATAGAAGTACCATAAGAGTTGACGCAAGTAACGAGGATATAACAGTTAACTTACCTACGTGCAACACGGCTAACGAGGGGTTGGAGTATAAGATTGCAAAGATAGATACATCTTTTAACGACGTAATAGTAGATCCTAATGGGTCAGAAACTATTTCTTTAGATACAACATTTATTTTAACAGGACAGTTCCAGTCGGGGATTATTATTAGCTGTGATAGTGCTAACTCCAACTGGGTAGTTTTCTAAGTATATGAAATTCAAAGGTACAACAATAACAAATATAATCGCATCACTTATATTAGTAGTGGTGGGATTTATGGCGTATCAGACTAATTCTGTTACGCAAAAGGTTTTACAGTTTAATATAGATGATCCAACGTTACTAGAGCTAAGTGACAGAAACTTTGGGGCTTACTTAGCTAACCAAAGTTCGTTTGACTTAGCCAGTGGTCAGTGGCAACATTGTAGTCATTTTGGCGCATGTAAGACAGCGTCTACGATTCCTATTATTGAGGGAAATTTTCCGGGTACAACGCTCGACGCTGTTCAGTGGGTAGAAACCTCTTTAAATAGCGCATCGTTAACTGTATCTGACGGACAAGCTCGTATTCAGTCGGGAACTAACTCTTCTGGTTCCGTAGAGCTTAAATCCCGTCTTAAAGGTATTTTTCAGGCTGGGCAGGTAACAGTATTCCAATCAGGTGTTAGGGCTGGGGCAGGTCTTGCGAATAATACCCGTATCTGGGGTATGCGTACTTCGGACGAGCAGGATGGACTGTATTTTAAACTTGATGGTACAACATTCCAGGTGTGTAACTTAAAAGCCGGATCTGAAAGCTGTACGAATAGCGCTTCATTCAGTGGTGATACCAGTTTTTCTCCAGGTGATACAAATAACACGTATCGTATTGAGTACTCAGCTGGTAGAGCGATATTCTACTCAGCCAGTGGAGGTAAAAAGAACTTTCTACACGCTTTAGTTGATAGCCAAGAACCACTAGTAAATGACTTAGACTTAGGGCTTTACTACGAAAACACTAATAGTGGAAATACTACAGACGTTTCAATGTATGTCCGTGGGTCATCTATCTCAGTATGGGGAAGTATTCAGAAATATAACCGTGGAAATGCTTTAGTAACAACAGACTTTAGTAACGAAGTAGCACTCAATACAGTATCTGGTTATCAAGTTACTACAAAGTTTGGTCGTAATCCAGATGTTGACACAGGGACTGACCCAGAAGATATGTGGAACGGAGGCTCTACTTATACAGGTTTTAACGCCACTGCTGCTCAGAACTTTGAGATATTTAGTGCAGACGTTGACGACCAAGGACAAGTAGTAACGAGCGGAACAGCTACTGGAGGAAGTGAAACTACCATTATTGACTCTACAGCAACGTTTGTAACTGACGGTGTGGCGGTTGGAGATATGGTTGTTAATGATACCAAGATAGCACATGGATCTATAACCTCTGTTGATTCTGAGACTCAACTTACTGTATTTGATATGAATGACGGTCAAAATAGGGAGGTGACTAACGTTTCGGGTGACGCTTACCGAATTGTTAACGCGAATGATACGGGAGCAGCGTTAGTTCGAGTAGAACAGCTGTTAGACGGCAACTTAAACTCACTAGACGATAGATATGTTGTACTAAACGGTACAACAGGTGTATTGATTGACGACGATATAATGAGAGCTTCAAGAGCTAAAGTTATATTAGCTGGTTCTTCTGGACTTAATGAAGGAGTCCTTACTGGAAGACAGGCATCTACAACGGCAAACGTATTTATGCAAGTGCCAACGGTGGGCAGAACTACGATTGGTGCATTTACGATACCAGCAGAAAAGATTGGGCTTATTAAGCGTGTCAGGGCCTCAATTACTAGAGCTAATGGTAGTGCAGGATCAGCCACTATTAACTTAAATGCCCGTGGTTTTGGTGAAGCTTGGAATGCTATCAGATCTTTTGAAGTACAAACAGGCGCAGCAACAGAGTTTACCCAAATTGGTGGTGACATACTTAGACCTGGGACTGATGTAAAGTTTACCATTCAACAAGTTTCAGATAACAGCACCATTTCTGATGGGGCATTAGAATATTACTTAATGGATTTATAAAACATATGTCTATAACAATACAAGCACTATTATCGGTTTCACATGAAGACCCAATAACAAGCCATACTCCAGTTTGGCGACCCATACCTACACGTTTGGTTCCAGATTTACCTGACCAGGCAGATGATGGGGATTACGGGTACGTTCTAGTTATGTGTATGGCTAATGGGAGCAATAACAGGCCGTGTGGGACCTTAGCAGTTATACAAGTTTCAAAAGTAAACCAAACATAGTAGTTACATGAATAATAATCTAAAAATTCTAGTAGTAGAAGACGAAATACCCTTAAATGTAGCTGCAAGACTAAAGTTAGAAAGAAATGGTTTTGAAGTTGACTCGGTTAGAACTCTACCTGAGGCGTTAGAAGCTGTTGTCGGGGAAGGGATACATGGTATTTGGTTGGATCACTATTTAATCTCAGGAACGGGCTTAGATTTGATTGACTTTATGAAACAGAATAGCATAGAAATTCCTATATTTGTGGTTTCAAACACTGACGTTGATTCAAAGAGACGACAGTATATTGATGCCGGTGTTGTTAGTTATTTTATTAAATCGGAAGAAGCACTACAGGATATTATAGAAGATATTAAAAGTTATTTCTTTAAAAACAAGTAGTATGGATTCACTAGAACAATTTTTAAACTTAGGAATATCAGGAGCTATATTGGCAGTTTTTGCTTATCAACTAAACTCTTGGTCTAAAGAGCGAAAAGATTACCAAAAAAGGATTGACGAGTCAGGAGATAAGTTTAGTAAAATAGTTGAGGTTCACTTAAAAAACTCGGTAGAAGAACACAGAAAAACGATGGCGTTGGTAGACAAAATGGATAGTCAAATGGATAGACTTATTGACGGGTATGTAAACTTCTCAGGAGTTATGCAGAGTGTAGTATCTGAGTTATCAAATATAAAAAAGAAATAAACTATGAATATTAAATACGAACAATCTCTTTTTCACAGCTCAAGGAACGGGTATAAACCCGAGGGTATTGTATTACATATAATGCAAGGGACCCTTGAAGGCACTGTCTCTTGGTTTAAAAATAAAAACAACCCACATCAAACTTCAGCTCACTACTTAGTAGGTAGAGACGGTAGAGTAGTTCAAATGGTGAATGAGTCAAGAGCTGCTCATCATACTGGTGTTGTAGATAGACCGTCTCAAGAAGCTAAAAGGTTTTTAAAACGAAACTGGTGGGGAAGTTATATTAATCCTAACTTTTATACAATAGGCATTGAATGTGAAGGTAAGTCAGGAACCTCAACTGATATTTGGACTGAACCCATGATGGAGTCAATTGTTCAGTTGACTAGTGATATATCAACGCGACACGGCATTCTTCTTGATAAGGTCCACTTTATGGACCACCAGTCAGTCACTTCGTATAAACCCGACTTAAACAACTGGATAGAAGAGGCATTAAAGAGACTGGGTGGGACATATGAAAAAATGACATATACATTCGAGGGAAGTCCGATAGTTTACTTGCTATCAGGAAAGACATTAATTCCTTTTGCGACTAGCTGGGAAACATATTTGAAAGATTTTAACGACGCTAAGTTGATCAGACTTCCGGCTAAAATGTTTAACAAATTTAAGGTTGCTAAAGCAGTAAGTATTAAAAATATATGAGTGAACACATAAAAAATCATGGGATTGATCTGGAACGTGAGGAGCAAGAAATAAGTCAAGAAGACTGGGTGTTTGGTTCCCAAAAACTAAGTGGGATCGCTGAAAACATATCGTTTATAGATCGTTGTAAGTACTTACCAAAAGGAGAGGTGCAAAGGGGCAAGGAAGATATGATGGACTGTGCTTCAAGAGGACCAATAAACATCTTGGAGTTTAAGCTCAACTACTTATATCAAAACAACTTACTACATATTAAAAACAGACTATGGCTTGAACAGAAAGGTTACGTGACTGAAGAAGGCCTCATTGAGTTATCTGACGCATTTATTGCAATATTATCTAACACTACTAGACACGGTAACTCCCTAAAAGGACCAGTACATGCAACGCATGAATACGGGGTTATACCTAAGCAACTATTACCTCTAGATAAGGGGATGACGTGGAGTGAATATCATAGAAAGAGTCGTATAACTAAGGACATGTTAAAGCTTGGTGAGGAGTTCTTGTCTCGTTTCTCTATTAACTACGAAAGGGTTTTAGAGAAAGACTTTAATAAGGTGGTTGATAAAGATTTAATTGATGTAGCTGGTTACGCATGGCCTCAACCAAACGGGGACGTTTATCCAAGGGTTGAATATAGACACAACCATGTATTTGTCTATTTTGAAAAACCTATCTATAAAATTTTCGATAACTATAGAGACTCATTTGATGGAGACTTTATTAAGCGATTAGCAACTAATTACAGTCTATATAAACACGGATATAGAATAATTATCAACGAAAAGGAATCGAAAGATTTTAATGGAAGTAAAAAAACAAAAAAGCACCAAAGTATCTGGTCGAAACTTTGGCAAAATTTAAAAAGTTTATTTAACTAAAGTATGGAAAATTCACCTATCGGTAAACTTAACTCGAAAGACTTTTTAAAGTCTTTGGTTGTGGTTGTAATTGTAGCTGTGTTGTCTTTCTTACAAGACTTGTTAGCTACTCAAGGTTTAGATATTAACTTGGTTGACCTCAAGCAAGTGTTTTCTGTGGCTTTGACTGCTGGTATCGGTTACTTGATTAAGAACCTTGCCACTAACTCAAACGACGAATTTGGTAAGTCTGAGCCGTCTAACTAACTAGTGACACGCTAGAACCCCCTTTAATTAGGGGGTTTTTACATAAAATAAGGGTAAATACCTTTCATAAAAAATATATATCCCATAATAACTATTATAACGGCTAATATAATACGATCCTTAGTCTCCATGTTTACTTAATTAGTTGATTAATATCACCTGTTTCTCTATCAAAAACAAATAACTTGACTTCTCTACGACTCTCGACTATTTCTTTGTAGTGTTCTTTAGCCTCGTCTTCGTCTGAGTCGTGAAAAGAGTCTAGGACCCAGAAGTTGCTCTCTGAGTCTTTGTGGGTGTATATATACTGCTTCATACTATCATTAGAATTAACCACAAGAATATCATGGTTGCAAAAACAAAAGCAGTAATAAAGGCTGTTTTGTTGTTTCCTTTATCCATATGTCTCTATCTTTTTAACAAAAACCAGGGCCATCACAGCGACTGGAAAAGATAGAGACTCAGAACCAGCCAAGGATAAACCCTGGATTAGTGTCTCTATCTTTTGTGTCTTGATTATAGCTAACATTTCTTCCAATTAAAAGCCTACAGTTCCTGCGTGTTTCTATGTTATAATATCAACATGAAATAAATATAAATAAATATCAAAGTATTTTATAAGGATTTTATACAATCAAGTAATCAATTTTATGGCTAAGCTCTCGTCAAAAAACAAAGACTCTTTAAAACATAGAGTAAAGATATTAAATGCCTATGTGGAAAAATTGTATAAAAAGATGGAAGGAGATAAGGATGTTTTACATATTCTAAATTATTTAAAGACTATTAACGGTTCTATAGACGGTATTGAGAAAGAGTTGAAGAATATTTTATGTGAAAAAAGTAAACTAACAAAAGAAGAAATAGAGGTTTTGGTTAGGTAGGGGTAGGGGTACCCCTACTATCCCCAAGATGCCCACCGTTTCCACATTGACGGTGGATATTTTATTTCTGTATGCTTGAGTGGCACATAACAACATTTTAAATGCTCGTAAGATGTTGCACGTAATAAAACAACAATGCAGACCGATTCCCATACTCTTTACGGAGTACATATTGTGGAACGGTCTTTTTCGTTTGTACAAGTTACCATGCTCATAACCCTAGCATGGTTTTTATTTATGAAATTTTCAGATAAATACGGTGAGTTCCTTGACTACCTCAAGTACGTTAAAGGATTAAATGAGAAAACAGTAAACAACTATAGGTTTTTAGTCTACGGTTCTTTGAGTCACTCGATACAGGACATGAACATAGAGTCTTCTAACTTAATCGATGTTGTGAAAAGTGTAACTGAGATTGCAAAGACTCATGGAAAGAATGGACCAACTAGTACGACGTTAGTTTTAAAGAAGTACTTTGAGTTTTTAGAAGAATCAGGAATTGAGATACCATTTAAATGGAGAAGCATTAAAACCCCTAAACCACCCAAGAAAGAAATTGAGATACTTGAACCCGATGAGATAGAAGAAATAAGAGAAGCATTACTAACTTCAACGAGTAAGGGGGTAAGGAACCGTACAATATTTGAACTAACTCTATCGTCAGCCTTACGGGTAGGGGAACTAGTATCACTTAATAGAGAAGATTGGAACTCAGATAGTAGAGAGCTTATGGTGACGAATATTAAAAGTAAGGAACGACAAATGGTTCTGGTTAATAAAGAAGCATCTAAGTGGATAGACC